CGTAATCGCCACCGTCCCTGTAGTCGTACCCACCGTCACAACCGTGGTGAGCAACTGTCCCATCAAACTGTAATTCCTAACAATCCTTGCCATCTTGAGATCCTTCTCTGAGAGTGCCCGTCACCTACTCTCGGTTAGCGCGATTAACGCCATCCGCAGCCCCATGCTGCGTGGCCTCGCCCGACGGATTGAGTTGGTACACGAACTGTGGAGGTTGGCCGACCTGGATAGCGTAGTCATTATACTCATTCATAGTGACTAGGCTTGAGGGTGGGCGCTGCCACTGGAGGTTGAGTTTCTCGATAGGCCACTTGAGGTCGAGTTCCTTGAGGTGGCCCCACTTGACTGAGGGATCGACTGTGATTGTGTAGCCGAGATCACGTGCACGCCGACAAAAATCCAAATCATCTGTCCCAAGCGTCTCCCCGGCGATGTTGCGCGGCCACTGGAAGAGAGGGATAATCTTATCATCACCCACCGGCTTTCCGAGCCAGAGCCGCTTGTCGGTGAACACTTTGCGACTGATGATCATACAAGCCGTCCCCACCCCATCCACTTGCATCGGCTTCCCGCCGTTGAGTCCAATCGGGATGAAATCCCGCTCACTAGTCCCGACTACCCTCTTGTAGAGATTCCACGTGAAGGAGGGGCGGTCGCTCTCGGTGTTGGTGAGGATCGGCGCAATCCCTGCCACTATGTCAGCTTTGATATTGAGGAGCTGAAACGAGTTCGGCGACGGCACCATGTCTGAGTCCACGAACCAGATCGCGTCCACGTCCTTCTGCTTCACCGCCTGCGTGATGAGGCAGTTCCTTGCGTACTCGGTAGGACTCTTGCCGACGAGGAAGGCGGTACTAAACTGAAATGGGCACCCCCGCTTCTGGTTGTACTTCGTCGCCTCGACCGCGAAGGCCGCTACCGGGACGTGGAGTTGCGAGGTCTCGGTAGGGATGGCGAGGAGGATGTGACGCTTGTCTCTCTTCTTCACGCTCTACTTCCTCGCTTAGACGAGGAGGGAGTAGCCTTCGGAAGCCGTCTCTCACCCTTTCGCGCACCCTCCCCCGGATCGCGCTCTAGCTTATTCTGCATCTTCCTACCAGCTAACATGCGCCTAGAAAGCTCGTCGTAAGGCCCCTTACGCTCACCTTTAACCTTCATTCCAAGTGCCATGCTAGTCCTCGCTCCCCATCCTGTTGATCATGTTCCGGCGACGAGCAAGTTTCTTGCGAGTAGTGCGAATCCGCAAGTCCCCCAACTCGACGCGGTCTCTAATCGCATCACGCCTCGCCGCCGCCCTCTCGCCAAACGCCGCAGACCCTGGCTTGATGTCCATCTTCTTGTAGGTGCTAGCCATTTTTGATATCCTGCTCAGGAACGTGTTTACAATTCCCCTCTACCCTGTTGAGTCGATACCCATCCGCCCCCACCTCAAGCACGATGAGCGCGAGCTTGTAGCATCGCTGACAAGTGAGGGTGCCATAGAGCTTCCCACTCGGCCCCACCTCAGCCGCCTCGAAGCGAGAGCGAGCCGCCTTGTTGTCGCTGATATCACTCTTGAAGAGTGCAGCGTTTGCGGTGGCGGCTTTTCTAATTCGCATGATTAGCCACCACTCCTAGAACAAAGGCTGCCCCAACAACAGTGGATAGTCCTACCCATGTACCTAAAAAGTACGTAGATACGGCATACACCGTTGTCCAAGCTAAGCACCAGAAGATGTTAAAGGTTGTTTCATTGATGATACCGCTAATTCGCACAGTACCGTGTCCTATAGAAAGGAGGTGGCTCAGGCTTGGCGAAGCGACTCCGCGAGGCATCCTCGTTGAATATCGGGAAGGCTCGTTGATTCACAGCCGGGTCGCACGTCTGCGCGGCAGCGTCGAGAGCGTCGTCGTGATCCACCTGCGGGTACTCGACAAACTCGTCGCGGAAGTGCTCCTTGAGATCGTAATCACACTCCTCACACACGAATGTCCTCCCTTGCTGGCACTCCCCCAGGAAGGTGGTGATGCGCTGTGGCTTTCCGATGTTCGTATACTTGAGGTCGATCACCTCAATAAACATCCCTCTGCTGTTTGCTTCGCGTTTGAGGCGTTCTCTAAAAGCGCGTCCGCCAATCTCTTCAGGCGCAACGCTAGTGACTCCATACTTTCGCATGAGACGGAAGATGAGTTCAACGCCCTCTGCGTCTGTGAGCTCATTAGAATGATATCCGTCAAGAAGATATTTAAGAGTAAGATGTCCGCGGCGCTCCAAGGCCCAGCATTGGATCGAAGCATAGTCTCCCTCGCCGCTATTCTTCGTCCCCTTCCAGCACGGATCCACGCAGATGACTCGCCACGCGTCCGGGGGAACCTCCTCCTGCTTGCAGTGTTGAATCCACTCCCACTGAGCAGCGACGATGCGGCTGTCTCGATATTGGCAGAGCATCTGGAGGTTGAACAAGTCTGTGTTACCTGTAGACGAGTATTCCTCTTGTCGCATCTTCTTCAACTCGGCGACGGTATGACGAGTAGGGAATGAAAGAGAGGCCTCGGATATCTCCGCGTCACACGCCCCGATCACCACACTCTTGTACATCGCCTTACCATCCACGTTGCTCTTTATGAGTTTGCTCCAAAGATCATTAGGATGATACGGAGTGCCCGTGTTAATCTCCCAACTGCGGCCAGTAAGGCGTGTGTAGCGATCACCTTGATATTTCTTAAAAGCGTCATCCCTCACCACCTTACTCTCGCGATGCTCCATCGTCACGAGGTCGTCGTTCATCCTCAGATTAAAGTGCCGTCCCGTCACCTTCGTCGTCATTCCGGCAGCGAGGATGCTCGGTTCGCTTAATGCACCTTTACTCTTGCAGGGCCAGTCAAAGTAAGTCTTGGTACCGATGTCCTCCGCGAAATGAAACTCCGGCCATACCCTCTTAACGAACGACGATCCACTGATCGCGTCCTTAAGTGCCACGAGGTTGTCGGAGGCCATCTCCTCTTTGTGGTGACGGAGGAGAATCGTGGCGTCACGCTTGAAGAGGTGCTTTTCACGGAAGGCGAACCACGTCGGCACGACTCGATGAGCGAAGGTACTCTTGAAGGAGTCCCGCTGGATGAGGAAGAGAAGGCCGCTGTCGTCTTGGGTAGGGGAGAGGATGTAGTCGAGAATCGCCTTGCAAACCCGGTCGCGATGTAGCGGAGCATAGAGGAGGTCCGTCGCGCCGCTGAAGAAAACTCGCTGAGCAAGGAAGTAAATCGGGTTATGTGCTATGAGGCGATTCTCGAAATCCTCTCCACACGTAGCAAGAGCAGCCCGCTCCTCTCCCGACCACCGAGATTCCAACTCTTCTCTTGTGCATGTCGAGAGGTCACGGGCAAATTGTACGAGCAGCTTCTCCTCGTGAGAGGTGCTCAATGATTCACTTCCTCACCATTAGGATCACCAGGGGGGATCACGAGCGGACTCGCCTCCCCGTTGAGGATCGCTTTCGCGAGCGCGACTTTATCGAGCGCCGAGTCTTCGACCTCTGCGGCTTCGAGAAGAGTTCGATTGTGTCGCCCCAGGACTCCGAAGACTGTATTAGCCGCTGAGATGGCGTCACGCGCCGCGATTTTCTCGACTCCGAGCGCCGACCGCTGCTCATCAGTCTGCGCCAGAAAGCCAGCCATCGTTTTAGAAAGAGTCGCATACGCTTGGGCTCCTAACATCTTCATGCTGACGGCGTGTCGCATGAGCTGCCTGATTAGCTCGTTGCGAACGGCAGGCCGCGCGAGCACCACATCTGCCTCTTTCTGCCAATCGCTGTACCCCGCCTCCTTCGCAGCATGATTCTTATCGAGCCCAGAGACGATCCCCCGCACGAGAGCGACCTCTTTAGGTGTCAGTCCGTCGTCAACTGGTCGCATGCCCATCTAGATCACCTATTCGGATACAACTTCTTCCGTCGCCACCGACCATCCGCCGTCTCATGCCACGTGCTGTGGTCTCGCCGCCTACCTTGTGCCCACGGATTCGTCGTATCGTGCCAGAAACAGACGTTCATGCCGCCGATTGCGGGGCACTCGCACTCTTTGTCGCCGCAGAGCGCCGTTGCTATCTGCTTGATTACCTCACTCTTAACCACAATTATCTACCTTCCTCCTAAAGTATAATGCCAATTTGGCGCATTGTCAACTAAAAAGGACACTTTTCTGAAGATATCATAAGATTTATGATATTTGACAATTATCGGTAGAGGACTATACTAGCAGAGCATGAAGAAATCCTGGTTCAACTCCGATCTTCCCCTCTGTGCTGCCTGTGGGTGTCCGTACCACTCCCACCGAGTTGGACTCCTCATGCTCTGCTACAAATGTGACCGCTGCTACAAGTACGTCTGCCCGTGCAAGTCAGCTCGTTGCCGCTTCTTCAAGCGAAACGGCGAGCCTCGCGCAAAAGTAGTGCCAATCCCCCCCATCAAGCCCCATATCCGCTAATAGTAACCTCTTGATAACAAACAAGTTAGCTAAGCTCGCGGCTACTCTGCAAAATTTTCGCGAGGGGGTAATCGTCCTCGACTCAACCGAGTTGGGGGGCCTGCCATCCCCTTTCGATTCAATCACTTACACGCGTGAGGTGAGTGAGTACTCACTTATGATCAGGGCTGATCAGGGGTAGGTATGGGTAGGGATGGGTAGCCCTGCCCTAGGGCATACCCTCTCTGCTGTGGTGCAGAGGTAGAGGGACAGACATGAAGGTTGATAAGCTGACACTGGACTTATCGCGTCCTAGGCCAACGTGGGGCTATTTAGAGGGATCTCTAGGGAACCTTACTTCAACATCAACTGTCCCAAGATACGCTATTGCTCTAGCCATGAGAAACGGATCATCTTCGAATGAGCCTAGGCCCAGGTTGCAGCGGTAACACAAAAGACCCCTAATCTTTCCATTCTTATGGTTATGATCTATTGCGAACCTTCTCTTTCCGGTAGCCTCTCTCTTGCATATGGCGCAAACGCCCCCCTGTTCTTCGAACATTCGTCTGTATATCTCGTCTCGAATCTTCTTACTCCATGCAACCAGTGGGTGCTTCTTCATGTCGCCAATATAGGACATTAGCGGAGATATGTCAAGATATTGGGAGTGAGTCAAAGATAGTTGAAAATAGTTTGCAATTGCGCTTGACACGCTGAGTCAGTGGGCGTATATTGCTCTCAGATTGATTGCCCTTTCACATGGAGGTTGCGATGTCAATTTACACTGAGGAAGCGGAGAGGCGGAGTAAGGAGCGGCGTGGGAAGTGCCCAATATGCGGTCTACGGGGTACAGCGGAGGATATCCGTCAACATTTAAACTATCACGCTGAGCGTGAATCCTCCCCGCGTGTTGTGGCGGAGTGCTGGACGTGCGCTGCTAGCCAGCCTTCCTACATCTACGATCCTGAAATAGGTAGATCTACGAAAACCAGCGTACCTCTTGCTAGCCAAGAGTGCCTCGCCGCAGGCCATGACGTGAGGGAGAGGAGGAGCAGATGAGCTACTATGATAGGGAATGTGATCACAAGCTGTGCAAGAGACAGCGCAAGCACGGCAAGACGTTCTATCTCAAGGTCGAAGTCTCACAGAATTGGATTGATGATGGCTTCGATATGACCGAGGAGAGATGCCGACAGATTGCTGAAGAGCTGTTGCCTTATGCAGAAGGTGATGAAGTGGTAGTGAGGCGAATCTACAGGTCAAGCGGGGGGAGCAAATGAGCCAGCAACCGAAGCATACGCCGGGGCCGTGGTACAAGGGCCGAACCACGATAGACGGGGATACGTGGGTTGTCCTAGCACGCTACAACGAAGATTACTCAACGCCAATAGCAACCGATTGCACGGAAGCCAATGCCCGTCTCATCGCCGCCGCGCCGGAGCTGGGGGAGGCGCTGCTAGACCTGTTGGGTGACTTGCCAGATATTCAGGAGAGCGGCGGGCGATTTTCTTGTGTTCGTTGCGGGCGAGAGTATTCAGGTATTGCTGGGGACACTGAGATCCCTATCAACTGCCCGAGCGATCTGTGTCCAAGTTTTCTCGCCCGCGCTGCCCTCCGCAAAGCCGGGTTGCTGGAGGAGAGCAGCTAATTTTCGGGTGCTTTGGGTGGTACTGAGTAAGACTGGCAAGTCATTACGTACATCTCTGCCGTTAGCAACTGATGAGTGCCGCGCCGTGGGCATGCTGATAGCATGGGAAGCACCTGGACGAGACTCCATCAGAATGCGAGGGGAAGCTATCGAGTTGATCAAGGCCGCAATCGCGAAAGCGAAGGGAGAGTGACATGTCTTACAACGGCTGGACGAATTACGAAACGTGGAATCTCGCGCTATGGCTTGGGAATGATGAAGGCTCGCAGAACTATTGGCAAGAGGCTACTCAAGAGGCCTGGGATGCGACCGAGGAAGATGACTCGCCACAGGATCGCTCTAATGAGGCTAGGATTGCTCTAGCACAGCGTTTGCAGAGTGAGACAGAGGAGAGCATGCCTGACTTGGGCTGCTCGCCTTGGGCTGACCTATTGGGCGCTGCCGTGAGTGAGATCGACTGGCATGAGATTGCGGCGAGTTGGCTATCGGATGTAGAAGGATATAGTGAGAAGGAGGCGATCTGATGAGTCGCCGTCGCTGCCCCTCGATAGTCCTCCACTGCCTCTACTGCCGCGCCAAGCTCTCTACCCTCGCGCTTGAGGATCAACTCAAGGATGGGCGCATCATCTGCTCCTACTGTCGCCGGGCTGAGCGTGGGATGGTCGAGCGGCCTGGAATGGGGGCGGCCACTTGGCTGGATATCGTAGCGTTGGCGGCGTTGTGTGGGTTGGCGTGGGCAGCCTTGTACTTCCTATAACTTGACAAATACCCGTATTCGCCCTATATTATAGTATAGGAGGATATAGGTATGAGAGAGAATAGTAAGAGTAGAAATAGGGTCCGGACGGCACGCAGGCTTAAGGCAGAGGTTATAAGTCATTACGGGGGACAGGCTTGTGTGTGTTGTGGTGAGACAGGGTTTCTATTCCTCACGATTGACCACATTGACAGCAAGGGGGCAAAACATCGTAAAGAGGCTGGGCTACCTGTAGCAGGGCTCTACAAATGGCTGAAGAAGAACAGCTTTCCGCCCGGATTTAGGGTGCTGTGTTGGAACTGTAATAGAGGTAGGCATTTCAATGGTGGAGAGTGTCCGCACAAAGATCCGGATGGATGGGAGAGAGACTTGCTGCGACGTTTTCCGATACTGCGCCGAGGTAGGAAACCTGCGGAAAGGGGTCGCCCTTCTCTTTAAAGGGGCTTAATTAAAGCAAGTTTAACTAACTCCTTCTCTATCTGTTAGTTAGTTAATTTGCGGAAGCCTATTCTTCTAGTCGTCCCGCAAGTTCGATTCCGGCGACCGATTTATCGTCGGATGTCCATGAAGGGAGGATAGTTAACTGCGTGCGGAGGCCGAAAGCGCGAGTTTTGTCCGGGAGGAGGTAAGTTGGGCGGAGTCCGTGGTAGTTTCCGGCGGGCGCGAGGTGGAAGATTACGCCGTCTGATGCCCCGGCCCAGGCTGAAGCGCCGCGCATTTTGTAGCGATCGGGTGAGGAGCCCTTCGGATCGCGCTCAACTCTCGCGTGACGTAAGATGAGGATAGACGTGGAGTTATTGGCGGCAGCCTGTACTAGCCTGAGTCCTCCTATCACGCGCGAGGCTTCGGCGTTATCGTTCTCATCGTGGAGTCTGAAGCAAGCGGAGGAGGTGTCACAGATGATGAGGTTGGGGCGGAATTCGCGCACCTGCTCAAGCATACAGTCTAGCCACGTGCCGTTATGCGAGAGGATCGCGTTCTGGCCGATTCGCAAGTTCAGAGAAAGTGTTGATAGGTCAGGACATCCCATGCCTCTCCACGACCAGCGCAAGTATGTTGGCATGTTAGCGGGGCCGTTTTCCTCATCAAAGTACAATACGCGCCCAACGGTAGTTTCGAGTCCGAGGAAGGGTCGGCCGGTGGCGATGGCGATGGCGAGGCTGTAGGAGAGGACTGATTTACCGACGCCGGGGACTCCCGCTATGCAGATTAGGGATTGCTGGTAGAGGAGATCGCGCACGAGCCAGCGGGGAGGTTCGGTGCTTTCAGTAATGAGCGATTCAAGGGTAGGCCAGGGAATGTTGGCTCCAGGGTAGGTGAGACGTTCGCGAGGTAGTATAATGGTTGAGTCGAGGGGGCGCAAGGGAGAGGAGATGAAAAATAGATCGAAATGGTTGTTGACACACGTGGGCAATGGAGGTAGATTGAGGGTTGACAAGGAGGAGAGATGAAACAAGAGGTGGCCGAAAGATTGATGGGGCTTACTGACAGGGTGGTAGATTCTGCGGTGTGGCAGGTGAAGTTTTGGATTCCTATTGAGTTGGTTGCTGAGGTGGGGTTCATTATTGCCACACTATTTGCTGTTCGATTTGTGGTGAGGGGGATTAAAGCAAAATCTATGTGGATGATGGATGATCTTACGGGGCCGCTGTCGTGTCTCGTGGCGGGATCTATGATGGTGATTAGCCTAATAGTACTGATAGTAGGCATTCCTAATACTATCAGCGCAATCTACAATCCCACCTTTTGGGCGATTAGGGAGTTACTTCCAAAATGAAACGGCTCGATAAAGGTGGACGCAATGGGAAGTATCGTGTAATCGTGACTATTCGCGAGAGCGGAAAGCCGACGAGAAATCGGAGTGAGATGCTTTTCTTGGAGAAGGATGAGATTCCGCCCTCTCTAGATGATGCGCTTGAGGCTGCGGCGAATGCGATTCTTAGACTGAGCAAGCAGAACGTAACCTATGGAGTGAAGTAATGAGGATCGCTGGAATCAGGATAGTCCGTAGATCATGGCGCTCCTCCGCGTGCTGGGATATCAGGTTGATAACGTTGATACCTAATCCACATCCTATCATTCTCTATCACGAGCTGGGGCACTTCTTATCTCTGCCGCTAGAAACAGTTAAGAAGATGTGGAATGATACGATGTATGCTAACAACAAGTGCTCGCTGTCTATGCTACAGGTTGAGGCGGCAGCGTGGAGGTGGGCGGTTAAGATGTGGACTGAGAGGCACGGTAAATTGGGTAAAAGTGAGATCGACTTTATCAAAGAGTCTTTTGGCAGCTACATTAAAGCAAGGGAGGATTGATGGCCCCCGATAATGGTAACGATTCCACGAAACTTATGACGCGATCAGACAAGAGTGCGCTCCCGACTCGTCGCGCTGAGGCTGGCTCCCTCGTGCCGATGGGAGAGGAGCTTGAGGCGATGCAGATGTGGGCCTCCGTTTGGATTGCCTCCGGGATGCTGCCTGCTCACCTGGTAAAGCCTGAGCAAGTGTTGGCGGTGATGTTTGCGGCGAGGGATCTGGGGCTCAAGCCTACCGCTGCGCTCAAGGGTCTCTACGTGGTAAAGGGCAAAGTGGGGATGGAGTTTCAGACGATGAATGGGCTTTGTCAGGCGAGGCTGCCTGAGTATGAGTTGCAGGTGGTCGAGCGGACGGCCTCAATATGCAAGCTGAGGGCGAGACGGTCGAGGTCTCATGAATTCACTGAAATGAGCTTCACGATTCAGGATGCGGCGCAGGCGGGCCTCACGACGGGTGATGTGTGGAAGAAGTATCCGGCGGATATGCTGTATGCGAAGTGTGGGGAGAGGTTGCTGAGAGCTATTGCAAGCGATGTGCTGCTTGGGATAAGCTACGATGGCGAGGAGATGGCGATTATTACGGGGAAGGAGCAGCCGACGCTTAGTGTGGAGAATGCGAACGCGACTTATCAGATGGACTCGACAGGACTGATTGACGCGACGATACTGGACGCTACTAACTTTCAAGAGGAAGAGGAGAAATAGAGGTGGATACTATTGACAGAAGAAAGAAACTTTTAAAGGAGGCTTCCTCTAAAGTCAGTGATATCGCGGCAGGAGGGCATCTAGTTTATCTGCAGGCAGGTGGATTTTCAGCAGATGCCCTTCGCAAAATGTCTGAGATACTTGAAGGTAAATATGATTCCCCTACACCAACTAACATTAAACAGGTACTCCAGTACCTACTTGAACAGGAGACAGAGGAATGAGTAATGTTGATCTACTTCACGGATTTGATCCGACTGACACTGCCGATACGTATGGTGGGCGAGAGATTGTCTCGTTTAACTATAACATCGGCAAAGTGACGAAGGTCTCTGCTAAGACGTTCGATAGCGGCGATACGAATCTCCAGGTGACTGTCCTCGCTGAGGAGGGTCCGAATAAGGGGAACTACGCGAGCATTCGGTTCCCTGCGGCCGCTAATCTGAATGAGCAGATTGGTGGAGGATGGGTGGCGATTACTGACACTGAGCAGATCGCCAAGAAGGTGAAGGCATGGCAGCAGGCTTTGGCGGCTTTCCTGGTGGCGTTCAAGTTGCCTGTACCTACCACGGAGCAGCTGAGTAACGACGTCCTCGCGACAGATTGGCTCGCAGCCGCGACTGACAAGCGAGTCGTGTTCACGATGTACGAGGATAAGAAAGGGTATGGTGCGATCAGTTGCTTCCCGAATAAGGATACGGGGAAGTATCACGTCGGGGTGCGGGCGGCTGATGCCCTCGCGAGAGACCGGAAGGGCGAGACTATCCCTGGGCTGACGAACGAGATGCAGGCGAGGCAGTATATCGAGAAGTGGATCGCGAAGCAGGGGACGGCGACGAGTTAGTTTAAGAGATAGCTAGTGAGATGGACTGTCAGACGGGGCGACGGCCTAGTAACCATCACTAGCTTATATGAGCCAGCTATGCTGCGTCGTCTGACACCGGCGCGTGGAGATGTAGCCTCTGGCTGGCTCAGATATGATGAAGACGAGGGGCGCGACTCGACAATGCGCGTTCTGAATCGGGTAGCGGTATGGCTGGGTTTCATGGCCGGGTGCGACGTCGGATAGCAGGGTGCCCGGATTCCGTTCGACTCGGAGCAGCCTCCGACCCGCTACCTGATTGAGCTGCCGCTTCTGTCAGGTTCAGGCTTGAAGAAGGATACGGTACTCGTGGCACCGAACACCGAACGCAGGGCAGCAAGGGTGCGAGGCCAATAGTCCCGACGCGACAAGCTACAGCCGACGCGGGGTAAATATCGGGCAAGCCACCGGCAGCAAACTTGAAGGAGGAGAGATGCGACGCGAGCATGAGTTGTCTTGTCCACGATCTCAATTCTGGGATAGTGGAGAGTTTGGATGCCCGTGTACCTGCGGTATGAAGAGGTCGCTACCCGAAGATCGTACCCCTGAGATCTACGACGCCTTCGAGGCAATCGACATAGCGATTGGGCACGCGAGAATCTGCGAGTGTGAGAGCTGTGATGCGGTGATGTTTTTGAGAAGGATGCTCAAGGAGGCGGGGAAGATTCCGAGTCTGCATCCCCTAGATGAGGATAAGAGAAGATTTGATAGCCAAGGCTCACGGGGCGATATGTCGTGAGGAAGTTGTGGTGCTGGCTGTTTCATGTGCATTACAGGTTTCATTTTCTATATGAACGTCCGATTACGTGTCCCATCTGTGGCCAGGAGTGGAGGTAGCAGTGTTGACGCTAGGCGAGCTGCGAGAGAGAGTAAGGAGGGTGGATGAGGCGCTTATGGATGGCGTTGACTTAGTAGACAACGGAATTGCCGTAGAGTCTGGAGAAACGGGAACATTTGCGAGCGCGCGCCTCGCGCTGAGAGAGTTGATTGCGGAACTCAGCGAGATAAATGAACGCAGCGGAATTGAGATGGCATTCGCTGCTCTCCTCGCAGAACTGGAGGACGATGATGCTAACGCCTGAACAGGAGAAGGATTTCGAGGACGCTGCTACGTTCATTGAGAGCCTTCATGCAGGCAGGCGCAAGGAAGGACGAGCAATCCTCTCCCGCCTCCGCGCTTTGCTGGAGGTGAGTGCGGGGGAGGCACTGAGGGAGGCGCATAACAAGCTGATTCGTGCAGCCGACCCGGCACGAATGGACTCCCATCATCGGCAAGAATTCGAGCTGGAGGCCCACGCCGCCCTCGACGCCGCCGTTGCTGCTGCGGTGAGGGAGGAGAGGGAGGCCGCCATTGAATCTCTGAAGCGGTTCGGACCAGCGCATACCTACGCCAGTGAAAATGCGGATCATTATCGTGGCTTTGATGCGGGTGTACAGCGCTGTATTGAGCGCTTGCGCTCCCGCTGCGAGGTGAAGGAGTGACCCCCACCCTTCGCCAGCGATTGCAGGAAGTGATGAATCTTCTATCCCCGGCTCGCGATAGGTTAGCGCCATTTCGCAGTATACCCGAATCTGTGGCTGATGCGCTTCCGATACTCGCAGAGGTGTTGTACGAACTTGACTCTATCCTGGAGGCGTTGTCGAGTGAGGAGGAGGAACTTGCCCATACCCTACGCCGTGTGGTGCATCAGGCTCATCTTGAGGCCACAAAAGACACCATGTCTAGGCAAGAATCAGATGCTGTCAATGCTGGCATAGACGATTACCTCATTGTCGCCCGCCTCGTCCTCGCCGACAGGAAGGCGCTGGAGGAGAAGCACCGAGACGAACTGGAAACCTTGTCCGTAATTGGAAAGGCAGCGATTCAATATACCCGTCGGGAGATTGCAAATGCTGGCAGGACGGAATTAGACATAGCAATGGAAGTGGCAAATCTCTCCGCTCCCTCACGCCCACCCAAGGAAGTGTGGAATCAATTATCAAGCAAGCGTAGGCACCATTACTCCCGTCTAGGTGAATATATTGCTTTGCAACTCGCCACCGCTCGCCGGGAGGCGGAGGAGAAGTACAACCTTCAGTGTGCCGGAACCAAATCTCGGCTGGAGGAAATTCAAAGGCTTCAGAAATCCTTGGCTTTAGCTGCGGACCGCCATGAGGCAATGGCACAATCCATCGAAACGCAGCTCGCCACCGCTCGCCAGGAGACTGCGGAGGAGTGCGCCACTATTGCCGACATGAGTCAAGTTGATAAGGCAGAGAACGATGAGGACTCTGCTTTCAACGAAGGTTGCAGAGAGTCAGCAAGGGCCATCCGCGCCCGCTTCGGGGGTGAGAAATGACACCTCTACCGCAGTGTCGGCATTGTGGGGCAGAGCTTCACCGCTCTCCGTGTTGCGGGAGAGTGCTCGCAATGGAAGACGAGCGCGAGGAGATGATCAAGCGGGTGGAGGAGGCGGCGAATGCGCTGCTACTACTGAATCAGGTAACAGCATCCAACAATCTGCGACTGACTCCACATCAGGTGGCGGCTGGAGTTGAGGCGATTTTCGTGGCAGCTAGGGGCGAGAAATGACCCGACCTGACGATTCCTCGAAGAAACGGATTATTGCAGCGGAAGGGGTCGCACATCTGGCAATGACTAAAGTGATGGCTTGGGGGAGTCGTGCCTGCAACTCAAGGGAGGATTTCAACGACTTTGTATCAGAATGTCGAGCAGCAAAGAAGGCCGTTTGTATACTCGCCGAGATTGCAATAGAGGAGTTATCACGTGAGTAGACCTGACGATTCCTCCTTGAAGGAATTCTTCATCACGGCCAACAGTTTTGCAGCGCCGTTCTTTTCGGATTCGAGCGAGCAATATATTAAGGCTAGTTCACCACAGGAGGCCCTTGAGACATTTGCCGCTGAATACACTCATCCGTTCGGACTCTACGCGGCTGTCTGCTACAAGTCTGCTGACAGCTATCACAAGAACGAGAAGCCTTTGGCGAAATGGCTGTGCAATCACGAGTTGGCCAAGATAGAGGCAACAAAGGATAAGGGCTGCTATTCCTATCTCGGAAACGGCCCAGGCAATTTCGAGATAGACGGCAAGAAGATCACTGTGCCAGACCCACAGAAAGGTCGTGTGCTATGAGCAGACCTGACGATTACGGGATTGTTGCGGAGGCGCTGAGGCGGCTGATAGATGGACGATTTGTGCCTGTGCCGCATGAAGCCCTCGCCGCGCTGGAGAGGTTGGCGGAGGGGGAGCACACACACGCAAACGAGTATGGTTCTGGCGCTACATACGACTGCGCATCCCTCCGCCGCGACTGCCTCGCGAAGGTGAGGGGATGAGGCCACCAGGACTGGATTGCTTCATGCGACAAATTGATTATTCCAAAGCGAAGCACGCTATTTGGGATGCCGTAGAGGCTGCGCTGAATGAGGGGGCGTCTTTGGAGCGCACACTAGAAGAGGTGCGCTGTTGTTGGGTAGAAGTACGGCAGTATCAGGTTACGCTCGCAAAAAGGGAAGCGAAACTTGGCAACAAGGTGAGGGGATGAAGCAACCGAGCGCACGGGAGAGGCTGACATCGATGATCGCCTGCACACGCGGAATAGAGCTTCTTGAGGAACTCGAACGTGCCGCAGCATACAAGGCGATAATGAGGTGCGCGAGGGTTGTGGGGAACCTGGATGCTACCGAGCCGTCTTGCATAGCTTACGATTTAATCCGCTCCGAGGCACGCGCATTGAAAGCGAAGGGGAAGAGATGATGATGGATGATGATGATCTCGACAAGTTTCTGAAGGATGATCTAGAGTTCGATTACGTCTCGACCAACGTAGACGAAAGCGTGAAGTGTAAGAGGTGCAGGGAGTGGGAGTGGCTTGAGCACGTGGATGAGGATACGGGGTGGTGTAGGGATTGTCTGAAGGAGGTGGATGATGCCGCCGATTAATGTGTTGTGTCCGTGTAGTAAGGAGGTGAAGCCGCTTGATCATTGGACAAGCAGTGAGAGCTGCCCCCTGCCTCCTCAAGCGAGAGCTTGGTACTACGGGAGCCTACAGAGGACACTAACTGACACTCGCCATAAAGATGGAAATGTTACTATTACACGCCTCCTCGATTGTCCCCGTAAGTGGCTCATTTCAGACTACTTACCCTGGACCTTCAATCCTCTCAAGATGTTCAAGGCGGATATAGGGACTCTCGTGCAGGCTGAGGTCGCGAGGTGGGCGGAGGCGACGGGGAGTCAAGCTGAGGTGAAGGTGGCGGGGAGGCTGTTCGGCATCGACATCACAGGGTCGCTCGATATACTTGGCGGCAGCCTCATCAACGAGGGCAAGTTCCACGCTGAGAAGAGGATGGACGCCATTATGGGGCGGGCGAAGTGGTCGCGCGCGCCGGGGGTGAGAGAGCTGTTGGATGATGATTACGTGGCGCAGATGAATATGCAGAGGTTGCTACTCAATCAATCAAGAGAGGGCTTCTACATGGGCACTATAGATCCTGCATACCCAGATGTGATAAAGATGCAACAGCCAGACTTTCTTGAGCCTATCAAGGAACTAACCATCTCCCACGCCGGGATGGAGGATCCCTCCTGGCCCTCCGAGAGAGCACCGCTGAGGGATGAGAGTTGGATAGGGAACGTGCGGCCGAAGGGGGGGAGCTTTACGGTGAGGCAGAATGCAGGGTTTGTGGCGAATTTCAAGGTTAACTTCGAGTATGATGAAGTAATAGCTGCTCAAGAGGGAAAGTATCACACTAGACAAGAGGAGGTTAAGGCCACCATCCGCGAAACTGTCCCCAAAGTCGGCGCAACCTGCTGGGTTAATAAGAAGGGGGAGAGTACGATGTGTAATAAGTATTGTGAGATGAAGGAGATTTGTGATGGAATCGGTTGATAAACTCAAAGAGAAGATTAAGCGTCTAGAGGAATTGGCTGTGCTGCGGCAGGAGTGGGAAAAGCATATTACTCCACTAATTCAGATTACCTCTAAGGAGAAGTGTGATAGATTCGATGAGTTATACTGGCAGGCTCGTAACATTGTGAGTGATCTAGCTGAGAGTGGGTATTTAGACGATGATGATCCTCACTATCTGTATGAGGCAGTGATGACTAAGTTGCTAGGTAAGGACATATTCTCCATGATAAACAAACTCCATGACTAGTCTCGGCCCCCTCACCGCTCGTCTCCTCATCCTCCTCGATGAGCCCGAGCCGCTGGGGGATTATCATTTCACGAAGGCGCTCGCAGGGGAGCGCGATTTGGTGAGGTTTGAGTATGCAGCGGACACCGACAGAAGTAGTGATAATGTACGACGATGGAACCTTCCAGAGCTACGAACTATGCTCATTACAGGGCCGAAAGCTTTACAAGATGTTACTGGAATTGGGCCTAACAGTTTCCACCACAAAAAATCGGGTGGGCTCAGTCGCCTCATCGGCTCCGTCTGGAGCAGAGAAGAAGTGATTGCGATCCGCGCAGCCTGCCGTCCCTCTGAGAGAGAGCTTATCCTCCCGCCTAGACTCCACAGCGTCATCGCCTCGTGTCACCCCTCTGCTGCACTGCGCGGGTCGCCACATTTGATGCCGACTGTTTATCAGATGATTAAGAGAGCGAGGAATTTGAGTATGATGGAGGAGTTTTAAAAATACTGGGCATCGTGGAAGGACATGAGCGGCGCGACGGCCTATCTTCGTTGGGGATCGCCTTCCTCACAGGTGCACGAGGTCAGCAGGAGCGGCTGACGCGAACTGATAGAAGTTGGTATCAAGTCCAGCCCCAGCAAATTAACTAAGTAAAGGAGTTCTAATGGAAGACGACGATATTATTCCACTCTACGGATGGCTAGGAGTACTACGCATGCCAGATTGTAAAACGATTCGAGTAACTGGACCCTATGCTAATAAGGTAGAGGGTAAGGTGCACATTATGACTCTACTACAGCAAAAGAATATTGAATGGGAAGATGCCTTCTTGGTAGAGATTACGTGGGGCGCAGGAAATAGGATGGACAAGTCGAAGTGGATTAAGGGATGAACCGCCTCACTGGCCTCAACATCAACCTCTCCCCCTCGCCTGATCAGGTAGCCAACTGGCTGACCTCTGGCTGCCCGCTTGCCTGCGACGTGGAGACTCCGATGGGGCAGAATGATGTGATTGAGATGTGTGGCCTAGCGCGATCAGCTAGGGAGGGGATCGTATTCGAGTGGATTGAACCTTACATCAGCCTCATGCGGAGGTGGCTTTGAGGAAGAGAGGAGTGAGATCATCGGGCATAACTTCGCCTACGACGCTAGGGCGTTCTACGGCTGCTCAGGAATCAAAGTTGCTGCTAAAGTATTTGACACTATGGCTGCTGCTGCGATCCTATGGCCCCCAGTCGCTGACAGAAAGTCAGAGGAAACGAGTAAGACGCGACTTAGACTCCCTTTCCACTCACTTCCGCTCTGTGTGCTTAGAACACATGAAACGGAGACGTACTGGAAAGAAGCTGGATCAGATTATGGACGAGGTTTCTATCAAACGGCTTTCGGCTCCTCCTTCGCACCCTACGAGTGGGAGAAACTCTACTGCGTCCTCGACGTGCTCAAGACATACTCGCTTAAAGAGAGGTTAGAGGAGATGATGAGATGAAGTTCTGGAAGAAAGTTGAAGAGAAGTCTCTTGATCACTGGCTTGAGTTGGATGATGTGGAGAGTGGTTGGCATTATGCGGTGGTGAAGTGGGATGGGTGTATTCACTACAATCGGTACTATAACCATCCTAAGCAGGATCAGGAGGCACGGCCGGAAGATGAGCTGAGCGATTACCTCCATATCTGTGACTTAGATGAAGAGATTGAGCGGCTGAGGGAGCTGAAGGAGCACGCGCTCGCACATTTTGGGGAGTGGCCGAGATGATCCTAACACTCAGGCTAGCTAATGAGTAGACCCACTGATGGAGACGAACGCTACACTCCCCCCGAGGTGATGCTGCCACTTGAGCACGTCTTCGGCAAGCTATTCGATCCCTGTCCGAAGGATCATTACGTGGATGGACTAGGTATTCCGTGGGGGGAGAAGAACTTTGTGAATCCGCCTTACTCGGATATCATAGGATGGGCGGATAAAGCTGTCTTTGAGGTAGAGCGAGGTAAATTTGTAGCCTTCCTCATACCGAATGATTGTAGCACTCTAGCATATAAGGTGCTTAAAGCAGCGAGTTGGGGAAAGTGGGAAATCCCCTTCCGCGTAAAGTTCGACACGCCGGATGGGAGGAAGGTAGACGTTGCACGCAGCCACGTAGTTTTCTTTCTAGGTGGACTAGCGAAGTGAGCCTCCTCTCTCTCTACCAGGATATCATCTCACCTTTTACTTGTAGATATGGATTACACTATAAGAAGAGGTACGAGGCTGTAGACATACAGAGTATGAATCTTGTGTCGCACGCTGTATTTAAGAAGTGTGTCGGATGCGGGATGACTTGGCTACTATCTCTAGAGGCACATGAATGTCCTTACTATCTCTCTACCAAGAAGTAATTAGTCCTTTCCATAATGTGATCTATCAGCTTGAGAGAGATGGCTTTCGAGTAGATGAGACTGTCCGGCAGCAGCTCCTAGACGATACGCGAACTGAGCTTAAGAAGCTCAAGAAGGAGATAGAGGATGTCGCAACGCCCTTCGTTACGCACTGGATGGCTGGAGGTGGAGATGAGCAACTCGAAGGGTGTGCGGAGCACCCTGAGTATCGAGGTAGAGTTAAGCGAGCAAAGTGCGAGGGATGTGTGCGCGTTTATCAATGGGCACGAGATGTACGGGCTTGCGATCAAGAGCGTCAGGTTAGCGAGAGAAAGCGGTGGGGCTCCGGCTTCGACGGCGGGGAATTTAAGATTCGCTCCGATGCGCACTGGAGAAGGCTACTCTTCGATGGTGAGCCAGGGGGATTGGCCCTCAAAGCTAGCTCGCGACGGCGCACAAAGAAGCAGGGATTATCGCAAGTAGATAAGGACGCGATTGCGGAGTTGAGTCGTGCTCACCCGACGATTGAGTTGCTGAAGCTGAAGGCACGCTTCGATACCCTTGAGCACGATCTCAGCACGTACTTGCAGGTAAAGGTAGACGACCGAGGCTACGCTCACCCTTGCTACCACATGATGACCTCTACAGGGAGGCTCGGGTCGGGTGACGACAACGCCGAGCCAGATAAGAAACGAGTCAGCGAAGCGGGGAACATGCAAAATGTGCCAGATCGACTCAGGCGGATGTATGTTGGTGATACCGATGATTCTTGGCTTGTTCAGGCTGATTGGAGGCAGGTTGAGGCTTTGGTGACGGCGTGGCTTGCTAACGATGATGAGATGGCGGAGGTGATATTAGATGGGAGTCGGGACATTCATGCAGAAAATGCGCTCGTCCTTGCTGACGCGATTGGTTTCACTGGACTCACGGTGGGCAACGCCGACGAAGTTGTGTTCCCTAACGATCCAGGTGGGCGATCTTTCAGGCAAGCAGGTAAACTCACTCATAAGCTACATTACGGAATGGGCGCGGAGAAATTCAGTCGGACATACGGTATACCGAAAGAGGTCTGTGGAAGAATCATTCGAGCTTATTTTGAGCGATGGCCAAGACTTGCCTTATGGCAAGCAGCAACCCTTGCTGAAGCCTCAGAGCAACGTCAGCTTCAAACGGTGTTTGGCCGCGTCCTCCGCTTCTGGTCCTTCGACAAGAAGGGGAAGCTCCTCGACAGGGAAGAAGCCCTCGCGTTCAGGCCGCAGAGTATCGTAGGTGATATGATCAAGGTGGTGGGGAGGGCTCTATATGATCGAGTCAACAGCTACCATCGTATCTCTAAAGCTAATCTGCGGCTCGTCACCACGACGCATGATAGCTGGACTTTGAGTAGTGCTAAGCCGGAAGATACTGCAGAGATGGTTAAGAGAATCATGGAGAGAGGGTGGCCCGAAGTCGGTAGTTGTGGACATCTACCTACGTTATGGTGTCCGGTGGATGTGGCGATAGGTAGAAATTGGGGAAAAAATTCTGCGAGAAATACGGGAGGTCTGAGAAAATGGATAGATGCCCTGCCTGCGGTCGAGAAGGTGTCCCTAATCACGGGAAGATAGAGTGTCCGAAGTGCCACATTCTGCTGTCAAATTGCTGTGGAGATCACAAGTGAGATGGTGGCGTCACCCCATCGAAGCCTTCCGTTGGTGGCTCCACAAGTACGACGAGCCGGACTGGCGCACCCGCCTCCTCAAGCCGTTCCTCCTCAGCGTGCGGCAGCCGACGGTCGCGACGTATCAGATGGGGGATGTGCTGGAGACGTGGGAGTACTGCTGGAAGAGTGAGACTGAGGTGGAGGAGTTGGTGGCGGAAGGGTGGGAGAGTGCGGGGATTCATCCTGTGCATGACTTGCCGGGTAGAAGGAGTAGGCTGATGAGGAGGAGGATTAAGTGAGCTGGTGGAAGAGAAAGCCGGACTGCTACCACTGTTGGCACACTGAGCTACGTAGCCGGGAGGATTGTACTCATAGCACAGACGTATTTACCTGGAAAGAGGATCGCTGCTGCAAGTGTGGCGCGTGGTACTATGATGTGATGAAGAAGGGGAAGGCTGTATGAGTGTTCAGGATAAGAAAGTGTTCACGGAACGTGAACAACTCTACCCCTGCCCCTTCTGTGGCACGTTAGTGAGCGACGTAACGGCTCACGTGGATCAGACTCCGAGTTGTAGGCGGAAGAGAGCGAGAGTGTGATGAGCGACCACCCAGTGGGTGATAATCAGCCACCTGCCGCTAAGAAGAAGATCGGCCGCCCTCTCAAGTATAAGGACGGCTCAACGATACAGTCCCGCAAACAGGAGGGTTACAAGAACACTCGCCTCGACGTGAAGAGCCAAGAGGTAGAGTGGCGGGGGTATCTATGGGAGGAAACAAGTGAGCGAGCGCACGAGGTCGCGATGGGCTGGTGTGAGAAGGGGAAGCATTATATCGCGTGGCATCTAAGGCAGGGGCATGTGGAGGAGTGTCAGTGGAGGAACTCGAAGTGGTATGGGAAGTAGTATGAAAGAATCTGTAACTATCCAGAAGGTTAGCACAGGCGAAGTTCGTACCTATACGCATGATCTACCTGATGCTGATCAGGAGTGGTATCTAGAGGAAGATGGCTGGCACTTTATGTGGTTTGAGGGGAACTACTCATGCGATTATAATCTGGCGCTCTTCTTTGCCAGGGCGGCAGGGGAGGATGAGGCGTGGGAGATGGGATGTAGTGAGGATCAGTATAAGTTGCTCAAGCTAGTTATCGATGGACAGGAAGTATGGTCAGAAGCGGATTCCCCACACTAATGCTACTGCAGGCCCGCAGTCGATCTGCTGCGCCCCTAGAGCGTACCCGCACTGAAAGCCCGCGCCGACTGTCCAGCCGAACCTACCAGGGCTGTTAGCGCGTAACTCATCTATCATCGCCTGCCTCCTCTTCAGCTCAGCAAGCGCCTCTACCATTGAGGTAGCGACTCGCCCTGCCTCCGCGACACTCATGCAGACTTGAGGGGGCGGCTCACTTATCGGAGGCCTGGACTTCCGTGGTGAGTCTGTCGGAGAGGCTGAGAATGCGATGCTTGAGAGCATTAGTATCGAGAGCGTGAACGTTCTCGCGAATCGCCTTCTTCTCTTCATCAAGGTCATATAGCTCCTTCCTGAGATCAACCTGCCTCACCTCCGCTACGCCCGCCTTCTTACCCTTGCAGTAGAGCTGGAGTCCGAGAAGTCCGCACGCTACTAGTCCAGCTCCGATGAGTAGCAGCTTAGCTTTGAGAGAGAGTTTCACGGGTGCTCCTATTGAAGTATGCAGCTTCCGACGATATCTATATCATCCAGGTATATGTAGCGGGGGTAGAGGGAGTCGTTCCCTGATAGTACAACGAAGCGGAGTAGCTCAGTGGAGGCCCGCGCCTGGAAGATAGAGGAGAAGGGGTAGTACCCGGCTCTAGGCTGGCAACTTCCACCTGGACAATCCTCAAGCAAGTTTAATCCACCATCACAACCATTCCCCGCGTGAGTCCCACCGCTGCACAGTCCTAGCTGATTAAGCCCCATCCCACCAAGAGGAAGCGTGTCAGAGCAGGCATCATCCATGCAGACGAGGAGAGGATAGAGGGTGTCGATTGCGGTGGGATTCATAATCCAACCGTTTATGTAGTAGGTGTTGCCTGCGTTGAGGTTCGTGATAGTGTACTTGAATCCAGGTAGCGCAGGGGGAGTACAGGTAGTGCCGATGAAGTATTGCTCCAGCTTAACTGCATAGGTACCAGTATGTGTGGGAATGCTAGAGGATACGGTAGCGCGGCCACCTGTTCCCACAGGGGAGTCGTTACAGGGTGAAGTGGATTCTGCTCCACCGAGATTGAAGTCCCCTAGCTCGAAGCCGCCATCTTGGATGAATCCGACGGGTGGCGGCGGGACAAACTCTGTTGCCCCCGCGTCCCATGCGCTACCACTAAGTACCTCCGTGTCATCGTAGCTGGGGAAGCCATGAGCGAAGGCGGTAGTATTGAGGATTGAGGTGGTGCGCGTGGAGGGCATCCCGGTAGCGGTGCCCATGTTGATCGCAGGGGAGCCGACGAGGGGGTGGTAGTTGTTATTACTCGGATCAGTGAGGAGAGGGTTGGCACACTTGTTGCTGTCTGCTACCGAGTCACCGTCTAGGTCTGCTCCAGTGAGGGTAGGCGCTGAGTTGCAATTGAATGTGTTACCGCGAAACTTGACGATAGCGGGGGAGGAGTAGGTGTTGTAGACGAGGTTATTGCTGAACTTGTTGGTGGAGGAGGTGGCCGCCAAGTCCACCATCGAGACACCCGCGAGGTCTCCGCTGAGGTAGAAGAGGTTGTTGCGGAAGACCATCGTGGAGAAGCCTGCGCCGTTGCCACGGATGCCTAGGCCGCTGCGGGGGATGATCGTATTGTTGTAGAAGTTGATGTGGCTGAAGAGGCAGCTTGAGATACCTTGAGTCATCTCCACGGGTGCATCGCCAGCGCTAAAGCTGTTGAGCACGATGTTGTTGAAGAAGTCCAGGTAGGTAACTGCACCGTCGATCTCATCACACGCTGCCTTGAACCCTGAGCGAACGGTGCCGTTGATGATGTTATTTGAGACAGTGATAGGGTGGCCTACAGTCCCCTGGAAGTTGTTCTCGAAGATAATCCCCTGCTTGCCGACGTTGTGGATGTAGTTGTTATCGATGAGAGAGTCATCGTAGTGTTCGCCTGCGCCCGCGCCGAGAGTCATCCCCTCGGGAGTGCCGTTCCAGGGAGCTTGGAGGGTGCCGACAGGTCCGAGCACGCCCACGTCTCCGTTGCTGCGAATGTAGTTCCCGGTGATAGTGAGCTTCGTACCAGCGAGAGCCGCTTCAGAGTGGATCGACTCTGCCATCGCGTGAGAGAAGAATGAGTTGGAGATGGTAACGTCGGGCCAACCTTTGAGATCGATCTGATAGCCGCTTCCCCCTGTGTCGTAGGAGTTAGAGAAGATATTGTCATCGAGGGTAATGAGGGCTGTGGGGGCAGCCACACTACTATCTTTCGCGATAGCCGGGCGGCGGAAGTTGCGGAGATAGAAGCCGCGAATTGTAAGATAGCTGGAGGTGCCGATATCGAATCCATAGCCGTTATCCTGGTTAACAATATTCCCCGGAGTCTGGCAGCTCGCGCCATTCTTACACCAACGAGAGACGATGTAGCTAATGCCTGGGGTAGAACAATCGCACGCCTGCCCTGCGCTGAAGGAGTCTACCTCGGGGAGAAGAGTAGCGCTGCAGGTGTCGCCTGTAGGGCACTCACCGTCGTTGGCGCACGCGATCCAAGTGGCGGTGGTGCAGGAGCGCGGCACCCAGTTAGCGTGAGCGTTGGTCATGTCACTCTTAGCGGCGACTCGATAGGTGCCTCGTTTGCTTGTGCCGTAGAAGGCTTGGAGAGACTTGCCTCTGGTGGTATACCAGTAGTCGGTGAGTGGGCCGCTTAGACCGGAGCACTCTACGTTAGCGGGGGAGACACACTGAGTCCAGGTGGAGGATCCGGTACCGTCTATGATCGGCCGCTCCGCATCAGCCTCGCCGTAGTGGTATCCCTGGATGATGATGTGGTTGCCGAGAGCGCCGTTCTTGTTGCGGATGAGGAAGCGGTCGGTATTATAGGTACCTGAGTGGACTTCGAGTATGTCGCCCGCTGTGGTGAGCTTACTGATCCCGTAGTCCATCGAACAGTATGGAGCTACGTCAGAGGTGCAGGTTCCACTGGTAATCCCTGATGGTCCGACGTAATAAGTAGCTGCCGTGACAGCCTCAGCAGAGGCGGTGCAGATCCACCCCGTAACGAAGACTCCCTTGAGTACCTTGCAGATTAGTCCGATCATCTTGACTCCGTTAGTGGGAGTGGAAATCGAATTCCGTGAGAAGATAGGCGCAGACTTCGTTTGAAAGTGGAGGAGGTGGGATGGGTCCACACTCGGACATCTCACCGAGGGGTGAGTAGGCCTTGACGCGATAGAACCATGTTACGCCAACTGGAGGTTCCTGTGGGGCAGCGGAGCAGTTGGAGAAGTGGGTGAGGCAGCCTATCGAGGGGGGTGTCCAGATTGGGGAGAAAGTCTGCGGGAACTGCCCATCTATGCTAGCTCCAAAGTACCCTACGCAGCGATCCTGCCTAGGGTCTGAGCAGATGCGGTCGTAGATCTGACAGTCGAACCCTTGGTAGGGGACCGACTGTTGTGCGACCAACAATGTTGTCCGCATGACCAACATCACTGAACAGAGAATTATCGCTGCGCAGAGATTTTTCATCTTCACCCCTACGGGCTAAACTTCCCAAGGAAGCCATCATTTCCTCCAGGACTAGGCATTTCACCCCCACCAAGGTTGATGTTATCTACGAAGGTTCCACCTATGATCATATTCCCTGAGGTATCAAACGTGACCGCATTCCCAAACTCATCATTGCTGACGTTACTGAAGCGACTTGCTGATACGTACACGCCCGCCGTGGTAAACTTAGCCACAAATGCATCATACGTGCTACACAGTGGGCACAGCGCTCCACCTCCGAAGTCGAGCCCATTAACCATGTATCCTGTTATTGCAACATTACCTGAGGAGTCTATCGCCACCCCCTTCACAGAGTCACCGAAGGTTCCTGTGATTCCCCCCCAAGTGTCATCCCACACCCAGGCTCCAGTAGATGAGTACTTTACCAGAAAGATGTCGGAGCCCCCTCCTGAAGATGGATACGCGGTGCCACCTAGATTGATAGTACCTGAGAAGGTTCCTGTAACAGCTACCTCGTTACTTGGTCCGATAGCAATTGATGCTCCTCGATCAGTACCACTCCCCGCGAGGCGTCTCACCCACGTGATGAGCCCTGTTGAGGTAAATTGCATAACTAGGCCATCCTCTCCACCTGCAGTAGAGATGCTCCCACAGTTGAAGGTGATATTACCATTGAAGCCTCCTGTCATAGCTACCACGCCAGCGGAGTTTATCGCCACTCCTAGTCCGGTATCAGCACCCCCTCCACCGATCCCCTTTGACCACTGGTGAGTACCAGAGGAGTCAAATTTAGCGACGAAGATATCTGAGCCGCCTGTGAGTGGGAGGCCTCCTCCACCGAAGTCTATCGTGGTACCAAGTTGTGCGTAATATCCTGTGATAGCGAAGGTTCCGTCAGACATCGCTGAAATAGCGTTCCCTACGTCATTCCCTGTGCCGCCGAATCGATACGACCAAACGTGTGCGCCGGAGCTGTTGAGTTTGAGAATAAACACATCTGAGTTGCCTGCACTTACTAGATTACCACCTCCGAAGTTGACGGTCCCTTGGAATGATCCGGTAACATACACGTTGCCACTGCTGTCGGTGCTTACTCCAAAGGCACGATCAGTTCCAGTTGAGCCGAATCTCACAGCCCAAGAGTATGCTCCTGCAGCAGCAGTGACTTTTCCTACCACAACATCCGAGGGATTCCCGGTAACAGTAAGGACACCGCCTCCGTAATTCACTGAGCCTGTCATATATCCTGCGTAGATCACATTACCGGAGGAATCTGTAGTGGTTGAGGTGATGGCTACGCTATCGCTTAGAGTAGGGCCGCCAAATTCTGTTTGCCACACGAACGCCAGGATGGCGAGTATGGAGAGGATCATCTATTTACCTCGCTTGAAGTAGGAGTCGTCGTCTGCATCAGGGGGCGGAGCGGGATCGGCTGCGGGGAATACGTTGAGGGGGACTAGGCAATTACCTGAACCTATTGCACAACTCCGTGTAGACTTTTTTGTAGACAGCCGACACCACCTTCTGCATTACATCGGGTGGAGCTAGACACCTATGAGAGTCAATGCAAGCAACACCATCCCGCCCATAGTGTACACGGGATTTCTTCTTACAGTAGGGGCAGGCGTACCACTGCGGGCGTTTCATGCGCTATACCATTTACCCGAGTACATGGCCCGGTATTTTAATGTAAATGGGATTTCCTCTGCATGGAAGCGGTTCCCCTCTGTCTGCACAAGCACGACTCCTTGCTGCCAGTTCTCGGGCGCGGGATTGTTCATCCGTCGATAGTGGGGCGGGTTCTGCGCCAGATGGCCACATTCCAACCAGACGCGGATTCCAGAATAGTCGCGCTTATAATATCGCGAGAGTCGGTGCGTGTGCCCGGAACAACCAGACCTACCCCACTTCTGCATCTCAGCAGCGGCAGAGGCTCCGGGGGATGATCGGACGATGCTTCCGTGAGTAACGATGAAAGAGCCATTTGCAACTGAGAGGAAGTCATTTTTGATGAGTCCAGGGTAGAGGGTGGAGGGGTTGAACCCGTCGAGCCCGGCGAGTTCGGGATTTTTGTCGAGGTACTCTAGAATGCGGCCTTCGTGGTTGCCACGGAGGTGTCGAGTAGTCGGTGAGCGGAATAGCTGAGAGACTGCATCCCATGCCCGTAGCTCTCGTACAACAGCTCCCCAACGTTGGACATGGGGGACGAAGAAACGTGAAGCCCACACGAAGTCTCGGTTGTCGCCAATGAAGATGGTTGTGTCGGGATTGTAGGCGTCAAAGATTTGCTTCGCAAGAGACACCGCCTTTGGGTCATGGTAGGGACAGTGGAGATCGGGGACGATGAAGATGCGCTTAGCGCCCACGTCGCCTAGCTGCGGCTGCCTCGAAGGCTTGTCGCTTTTGCATTTCAACAATCAACTCCTTCATCGTGAGATTCACTTCACCAAGGCCGGTCTTGAGATCAGCAATATCGCGCTGAACAAGTGGTTGGGTGGCGAGGAGTATCGAGATGGCTTGGCGATTGTCATGTACCCAAAAGGCGTCAGGAGCGAAGCTGCTGATTACACTACCTACCAGCCCTATAGCCGCCCCCCCTACCCACTTCAGCCAACTGCTCTCTAGTATATTCTTCCAGGGCATAAAGTCAAGTCCTCTCACGGCTTCCGCCAGTCGCGGAACCCTGCAATCGCGGCTGAACCGAATACGGTAGCTACCCACGTTCCGAAGGCACTGACAAACTCAACGCCGCTGAGCTTGCCACCGATGAGAAGTCCGCCGAGTGTCCCGAGAGCACTCATCGCCATCAGCCATAGTCCTTCCCCAGCGCCTAACTTTGCGAGTAACTCCTTCATCTCCACTACCCCTCTAATAGTGGCAGAGGATTAACTGCCCCCTGCAGATTGTGTACTTCAAAGTGGACATGCCGAGTGATATCGGGGTAGCGGTCGCGCAAATCTTGCGCTACGCCGATGACCTCACCCGCCCGCAGAATCTCCCCCACAGTGACCTCAGGTTCGACGTAGAGGAGCTTGAATGTGTAGGCACCCCACTCGTCCCAACCCTTGAGATGTACGCTCCTGAGGCTACTGTTGGCGTAGGCGAGGCCAATACGTGTCACCTCTAGAGGACACATCGCTACCACATCATCACCTGGATGTGCTATGAGGTCGATCCCTAGATGTTGTCGCGCTCCTCCGTCTCGCGAGGCACCGAACGAGCCGCTCCCTAGTGCGTCATTTTGGCGTACCCCTCGATTCGGCCTCACGGGCCACTTGAGTAGCTTCGGCATCTGAGTCACATAGTCCGGTTCTTTCTGTTTGAAGAGGGAGAGGAGGTAGCGCCAGAAGTTACTCACGCGCATCTTCCGGCTCTGGTGTATTTATAGCTACCTCAGTAGGATACACTATAGGAGCAAGTAGACGTGAGCCCTTGACGATACCATGGGCCGCCACCTTCGGCATCTGAGCGCCGAGAGTGTACCCTGCCGTAGCGCCTACCCAGCGGCTCCCAGGAAAGCCGAGCTTCTCCCCCTCCGAGAAGCCGATGGCCCCGCCGAGTAGCTTAGAGACGATGGTAGCAGCCTTCATAGCGCGAGCCTTCGCCTCGTCGGCAGCCTTGACGGCAGCCTCGTAGCGTTCAGTGACGGACTTAGAGTGAGCAAGGTACTCTTGAGACTGTATCTTGGAGATAGCTTTAGCCGCCTGCTCTTGAGCTAAGTTCTCGGTAGAGATAGCTTTAGAGGTAGTGCGAGCAGCCTTCGCTGCCTCACGATTCACTTCGGGAATCAGTTTACGCAACTTCTCAACTTCAGCCACCTTTGCAGAGTAGTCGTCTAGAGTAGAGGTAAAGTTGGTGCCGAATACCTTATCGAGTCCAGTCAACGCCTCACGAGCCTTGGGGATATTACGTAGACGTGAGACTACTACCGCCGGGTCAGAGGTGAGGAACTCGTCAAGATCCTCAGCGGCGGTTAGCTTCGAGTGGATGATTCGGTTGGCGTCCTTGATAATCTTCGCTGATCCGGGGGCCACCTTTGCGATATGCTGCTCGACGCCCTCTTTCAACTCAGCACGGAGAATCTTATACGCCTTGACTATCTCTGACTTAGCTTCAGGGGAGCCCTCGTATCCGCGAGCGCCGAACTTAGTGAGAGCACGATAGGCGCGGTCGAGAGAGATACGACCTCCGCTGAGTGCCGCCTCTTTCTCAATCTCTCCTGCACGTCTGATAAGCTCGTTGCGAGCCGCATCCTCGGAAGGATTGAGGGTAGCAACTTCATCAGGATTGCCGAAGAAGGTCTTGAGGCGTTTGATGATCGGCTTCACATCCACCATCGAGTCGTCGCCTACCTCTTGGGCAACCTTACGAATCTCGTCAGACTTAATCTTAACTTCCTCTTGCAGCCCGCTGAATACATCATCTACCTTATCTTTGATCGTCTGCCCTAGCTCAGTTGCCACACTTCGAGGGACACGCTCAGGAACAGGAGTAGGAGTGGGAGTAGGAGGTAGTGCCCTCATACCTGCAGGTACGGCTGGAGTCGGCTCAGGGGGGAGGACTGGCTTAGGGATCGCTTCGCCACCTTTACCTAGCGCGGGGGCAAACTTGTTGGCGAGATATCCTAGTCCTCCTATCGCGCCAACCCCCACCGCAGTACGAAGTGCGGCTCCTCCAAGCGTGGGCCGCTCTTCGGGAGGTTGCGTGGCGTAGTTTAGCCCCTCGTTGGCGAGCATACCTACACCCTGTCCGGCCATCTGTGATAGGATACCTCCTCCAGCAACAGCCCCTCCTAGTGCGGGTAGTCCCATCGCGGGCAGCATCCGAAGGCCAATCTTCTCTGCGGGGGATGGGTTGAATGGGTAGATGCTGCCGTATTGAGTTACTGCGTTAGGGGGAGGTTGCCCGCGCAGAGTCTCGAATCCCTGCTCGTAGGTGCCACCTTGAGGGGCGGCAGTGGGGGCGCTGGTGGGTGCGGGGGTAGCAAGCGTCTGACTCGGTACCCACTCCTTCCCATTCGCCTCAGCCCACGCCTTAGCGGCAGCAGTGTCGCGGCCAGCCTTCCTCACATCGTCTTCGAACAACTGATTAGGCATTAGCGCACCAGATCATTGAAGTCGTTAGCAGCAGGGGGCTTCAGTGTAACTGACCGCTGCAGATCATCAATATCAACTATCTCAGCAATCGCCGGGTTGGAGCGAGCGGCTCTCAGCAGTCCCGCCGCACCACCATAGAGTCTCATGAGATCGTTGAGCCGCTGAATCGCGGGCTCTTGGATCTGACGAAGTTGGTTATCGAAGGTTGCCTCGTCATCCATCGGGAGCGGGAACTGTTGGCTGTACTTCTCAAGCTCGGCCACACTGAACTGAGCGCCCGTCTGCGCCTTAATGTAGCCATTTAGATTGCGGGCAAGGACTGAACGGTAGCGGAGGACGGCTTGTGGATCGAACCCCATCGTCCTGGCGAATGCCCCCGGATTGCGCCAGAATTGCGTGCGCGACATAGAGTCGCTTAAAGAGTAGCGGAACGAGTCCCATAGTCCAGGATTCTTGTCGATACCCAACTCCTGCCTAGCAGCGAGCCACGCCTGCTTTAGGCCAGCGGAAGCGGCGACTGTCTCGACGTTCTGGATGCCGGTGTTAGCCATACCGGGACTAAGGGGTGGATAGAGTCGGCCGCCTCCCGCTGCGTTGCCACCACCGAGGAATCCTCCAGGTCCGTATCGAGGCTGAGCAAAGTATCCTTCACTAGTGGGGATGAAAGCATTCGGCGGTACGCCACTCACTACCTCGATTGCCTCCCCCGCATAATACATCTGCCTCGCAACCGCTCGTGGAATCCACTGGCTAGTCTTTTGACCAGTTTGAGGATCCTGTCGTGTAACTTGGATCATCACCTTATCATCACCCGCAGCAGGGTTAAGAAGGTGCTCAGTCCTGGCCCTCGCAAGTTCAGCCTGAGCCTCTCTCCCAGGTATCATCGCGGCCAATCCCGCCGCCCCTCGCAAATCATCAATCTTCTGCTGCCGCGAACGATTACGCATCCTCACGTTCTCATTTGCGATATCACGATTCTGCTGCGAACGCTGCAGCGCATAATCCGGCCCGGCAGTCGGCTCATAGGGAGCCTTCGCGGCGAGTTGGAGCTGCTCTTGCCAACCAACAGGCCCCGGCTGCTGTAGCTGCTCCTCTGGATCGCCCATCATCTTTTGGAGTTGGGAGAGGAAGTTCTGGAGGAGGTCGTTAGATTGAGCAGGAGGCTGGTTAGATGCCTGATATGCAGCCGCCCCCGTCTGAGGCGCAGAGTTAAGCATCTCGGGGGTGGGGCCGACGAAAGGTGTAGGAGGCTTCGGGTATATTGCCATATTAGTAGATATTCGCTAGATAGGGATTCTTAGTCGGGTACAGCGAGCTGCTATCCGCCATCGAGGCTCCACTCTGAGTCACGGCAGGGCCGCCGTACATATCCTGTGCCGCTTGACCAGTCTTCGCGGCTTGGTAGCGACCATATATCTCTGAGCCGATTCCGTAGAGCCCCGCCATTGCATTCCCATACCCCGGCGTAAAGCCGTTCGGAGGATTCATCGCGTTCTGAGCTATCCCAAGCTGCCCACCGTAGAGTGCCATCTTAGACCGCTGTTGCATGCTCGCTTGATCGAGAGCGTTGTTGAAAGCGGCAATCTCAGGAGCTGTCTGTGCCATGTTCTTGAGCGCGACGCCGGTACCCGTCCCCGTGAGGCCACGTGACGCGATAGTATTGGCGATCCCACTCTGAATCCCCGCAGCGCCACCTTTGCTTATCTGCTGTCGCATCAGAGGGAGATTCTTACCTGTCAGCTTAGCGAGATACTCAGGCGACATAGCAGCATTATAGAGTCGCTTCGCTTCCTTCAGCCGACGCTCTGCTCGCTTCTTCTTCATACCCCCTAGCACGCCGCCGATGACGAACATCGCTGCGGCAGCATAGGGATTACCTGTGCTCGCCCCAGCTGCGCCACCCTCAATTCCCGCCTGAGTATCCCACCCAATCCCAGCCATTACGACTCACCACCCTTCGTCTCTAGGAGATGCTTCAGCTCATCGCGCTCTTTCTTGAGCGACTCGTTCTCTTTAGTGAGGTCGTTGATCGCCGCATCGGCTTGCTGAAGGATCAGCTCAAGGCGGGCGAGGAGGTTTACGAGAGGATTCATTTTAGCGTAGCTCCAGCATGATTGTTCCGAAGTCGATCACATCACCACCTGATCCCGCCGCACACTGCATCTCGAACTCGGCGTCCCCAGCGTAGGTAGCGGCATTGAGCGCGGCCCAAGTGCTGCTGAGTCCATACCAAGCGGCATCTTTGGGGAAGGAGACTGTGCCGGTTATGTCTTGAGTGTTTGTAATGTCCACTATCTTGAAGTCCACTGCTGCAGCGCTTACGAGTCGGTTACTCGCCACTACCCAGATGCGTCCTTGGCGGAAGCGCTCGAAGTTAATCTTGTGGCGGTTTATTTGATTCCCTCCGCCGAAGGACTCTCCTGCCCCTGCAACGAGAGTCCATGCGACGCTTACGCCGGTAGAGCCGTAGATAGTAACAGGAGTGTTAGAGCGGACGGGCTGCCAGTTTGCCCCGTCATCCACCCACATAGCGTAGGTAGTGTCAGTGCCGGTGGCGTTATCTGCGAACAGCCTTCCATTGGTTGTCGCGCCCGGCCGGTTCGCGATATCATCCACTCCCACCGCTCTTGAGATGATGATACCCATGTTAGCTCAAGTTAGCGATAGTCACCGTGGGAGTGCCGCTTAGCGTTACCTGTCCATCAGCAATCCACCCCATCATGCGGAGGAAGTTGGAGAGAGCTGATCCCACGAGGAAGTTCCTCACTAGATCGAAGTCTGACCCGACGAAGTTGGCCTTAGTCTGCGTACCCGTAAGGACAGGGGTACCGTTATCCTGCTGAAGCTGCATGGTGAGGACTACTTTCAAGTGGAGACTCCTTAGGCTGCGGGAGCGGTTGTCCCGGTATCTTGTACGTTGAGAATTACGCTGCCAGTTGCGGAAGCGGCGCGGGTGAAGGAAGCGAAGCCGTCTGCGTCGGTTGTCCAAGTGGCATCTTTGACTGTGGTGCCACTTACGCTAGCGTACACACGCCAATACTCAGCCGTTCCCTGTGCGTCTTTGCAGATTAATCCCTTCACTGCAGTTGAACAGAGGAAGTCATTCGCAGTAGACTCAAAGGTGTTTCCACCTATTACTGCACGGCGAGTGGTACCCCCGCTATGGGTGGCAATTTGAATACCATAGGCTAGAGTACCTCCAGTGATTGCAGCTATATCCATACCATATCGGTTAGTGCCCGCCGTGATTGCATCACATCTAAAACCAGTGAAGTTCGTGACAGCAGCAGATGTGAGAAGTGTGGCCCCCCCTCTGGCGCGAAAGGCCATAATATCTGTAACGGCCACTCGTGTTAGTGTATACGGAGACGCCACGGAGCCTGCCTCAAACATTGTTATTGCCGGAATAGCTGTTCCAATAGTTTGCGCAGTAGCGGTGAGGGTGCCAAATCGATATCCGAACAGTGAGCCTGTGAAAAAGTTATTAGAAGTGTTCCCCGCTGCAAGCGTCATACTTGAGCCAATGAGCGGGTTAGTAGAAGCCCCTGCCGCATTAGCCATCGTAGCGTTGGCGGTAATTGCTAAACCTCTCGCAGCGCCTGTAGCAGTGCCAGTATTAGTATTAGTAATTTGACACACTACTGCAGTCGGGGCTGCCGCAGCTTCATTGTAATCAGTCTTGCTAAAGCTACACAGAGTTTGATCAACCAACGCAGACCCCGCCACCGACACGTTACCGTACTTTCCGATACGGAGAGTATTCGTAGCATTAGGAGCCTTGATCGCTGCGCCGTTTACAGAGAACGTATTAGAGGCGGTGAGGAGTGCTCCCTCGGTACCATCATCTGTCAGAGTAAGCATGTCGGTAATTGGGGATGCAGTGACACCGAGTGCGGGAGGATACTGCAGCGTCGCGTCTGTGCGGATAAACTTCGCTAACACCCCCTCCGCGAAAGCTGTCCCCCACGTGGTGGTAGGAGTGGTGGTGAGGCCTGTTATGTCAAGTGTAGCGTCGGTGCGGATGAAACTGTTTGCAACTCCCTCAACCGCAGCGTTATCATACGCTACTGCTGGCACTCCAGAGAGAGCCGCCACCACACCCACAGTGTTCACTGTCCACGTGAAGTTATGTACCGCGGAATTAACGGTAATGGTAGGCGTATTGTTAAAGCGTATCGCACCACTGAACTTCGGATCAGAATTCGCCTGGATCGAGTTTACGTGAGTACCTGTCCCAGGTGAATCCGACGCGGCCGTAGCGGTACTAAACTGAGCAGACCAATCCCCCAGCGTGCGGTTGATGTCATCCACCAACGCTCGCATCACCGGGTCTCTCACCCAACCCGGATCAATGGGACGATACTTCATCGTCATTTAAGTATTCTTAGCCTCACCTTCGCTGCTGAAGTCCATTACCCAATAGTTGAGCCGGAACGCTCCGAGAGAGTCCTCATTCCTCGCCTCAAGCTGGAATGCCTCTGCCTCACCTTGATCAGTGAGGAAGTCAAGGCTTCTCTCGGCAAGGGAGGTTGAGAAAGGCTTCTCGAACGCAGCGGGGTCATTGCTATCTATGTAAGCCACCTCTCCGTTGATCATCTGCCCCGTGTACCCAGCTGAGTGGTGGAGGTAGAGCGCGTGAATGCGGCAGGAGTTGCCCTCACTGTCAGGGTAGATATCCCCCGTGCGGCAGACTACCTCAAACGAGTTACCATCACCGTCATCATTCCCGACTCCCTCTGTGTATATCTTTCCATTCGCCGCGCCGCTCATGACGTAGTGAAGGCCGTTGAAGTTCATCACTGTTGCGGAGGATGCGGGGAAGGGAAGCGGGCCAGTCACCTTCGCGCGGAGGCCGGCGCCGCTCGTCTTCGCGTGCGAAGGGTGATAGTGGAAGAAGTAGAGAACATCATTCACTTGGGAGCCAGCCGAGGGAGCACGAAGCTCAAGACGATACTTGCGAGGATTGTTCGTCAGCACACACCTATCAATGGCACTCACGTTAAACGCCTTCTCCCACTCCAGGTCGCCGCTGAGTACATCCCATACGAAGCCGTCCGTGACGAGGAGTCCGTAGCGACTCACGTAGGCTAGCCGCTGTCCTTGGCCGAAGGAGAACGCGGCGGCTGCCTGCCCGCTGACGCATCCGTGAGCGCCCTCGACCTGGATCTTCACCCTGCCTCGATCAAACTGAGCGTCCTCGGGACGGGGTAGATAGGCAATACGCCATATAGCATCTCTGAGGCACACAATGAGCCCTTGTCCCACCTGCCTAATGAGTGTCACCTCATCCGCATCCTTCGTCTCGAATCGGATGAAGTTGGTAGCAGGGAACTTGTGAGGCTCATCGGGCCAACTGAACCATACCAGCGTTTTATCGTTGGCGTCGTTGAGACAGAGGGAGTCCTCGAAGATATCCCCTGTAGTGGCAATGGGAGGCGGGCCAGCTCGTGCAGTCTGTGTCGTCACCCCTGCAATAGAAACTGCTAGTGTCTCGTAGAGACTTCCTCCAGGTATGCCAGGATCAGTCCCAGTACGAGTATCAGTAATGGTAGTAGTAGCAATCACTACCTCCGCGATCTCCGCACCCGAGGGGAAGGTGTCGTTAGTCGCTGCTCCGTACAAGGCCCAGTGAGTGGCTTCACTGTTCACTATGGCGGGACGGGTGATGATGATATCCTTATTCGCGACCGCCCCCGTTACCGTCACAGTGGTAGAGCCAGTCTCCGCATTACTCTTGAGGATATTCCCATCATCATCCTTCACCCTCTCCTCTACCCAGTAGACGAGAGTGTTGTTTACCGAGAGGGTAATCCCTGTGCCAGTGGTGGCATCCGCTGTCGGAGCGGTGGTGTTAGCAAGCATCCCGTGCTTGTCGAAGGTGGGAGTAAAGGTTGCATCTGCCTCCACTGAGTCTGCTACTGTGGATACTGCCCTATTTCGATCCACCCCATTAAGCGCGTAATACACATTATTGTAATGAACAGTATCAAGGGTAGGGCCCCCCTCAAGCCCGGTTTCACCATCTTGGAAAGTTAGGCTAGAGGTCGCCGCCACTGCTGTACGATACTTTCCATCAACATGTAGGAGAAGGATATCTGATTGCCCATCGTATTCTAGAAAGCGTATTCCCTTAACATCACCATCTTCGGCGGTGGTATTCGCCTGACTCCTCCCCTGAGCCTTCCACGGAGAGGGATCGTTCGGCAGATACTCCAGCCCATCGGACCGAGTCATCTCACCCGGCTTCAGTAGAGCAGAGTCTCGCGAGGTGACGAGTCCTTCGTGAAGAGGTGCGCGTAGGATGGGCACGCTAGTTGGTGCTCCGGCCTAGCTCATACCAATTAGTACCGTCACAGACAAGTTGTATTGTGTCATCAGGGGTATAAACAAAGTTTCCAGCGATCTTAAGGTTACTTCCATCCGTCACACCCGTACTTACGTTAGTGTCAGTGAAGATGAGGGTAATAATCGTCCCCGCTGGGCAGGCGGTGATCGAGGTGATGTTAGCTGTACCTGTGATAGTGTAGACCCCATCACCGGGTATATTCAGGGGAGAAGCCGCCGTAAATCCGCTGTTCCGCAACTTCTCCAGAGGCCCGTAGACGTTATTTGCCGCCCGCTCAAGAAGCTCATCAGCAGTGGTGTTGGCGCGGTAGACATTGTGAGCGATTACGAATGAACTAGCCACTGCGGCAGTATCTACATACACTCCGTAGGTGCCGTTCTGCACGCACATATTATTCTTCACTGCCACGTTGGTCATCGCAAATGCGCCTGCTGTCGGGGATATGCGGATACCATCGCCGGCATTCGATTGGCAGAGGTTCCCCATAATCTGCACATCACTTACAGCACCGTTAGCGACATTGAGGTATATACCTTTGTTGCCATTACTATTGCAGTAGTTATTACTCCACACCGAGGAAGTCATCGGTCCATCACACTTGATGCCGCTCAGGGTGTTGTTAATGGAACGATTGCCCATCACTATAGCGTTGCTGCCATCGGCTCTGATTCCATCAACACTGCAGCCATCTATCTCATTATTAACCACAGTCCAGTGATTGCACGTTGCCCCTACGCTGCCCCAGCGGATACCGTTCTCTCCCGCCTCCACCCTGTTACCACGGATGATGTTGTTTGCTGATGTACCAAATCCGAAGATAGAGGCATTGAGGCTATTAGCAATGTAATTACCTTCGATGATACAGTCGTTGGCGTTGTTGAGGATGATCCCATAGCCATCTGAAGAGGCAGCGTCACCGGGACTGTCGATGATGCAGTTGATAACGCGCAATCGCGTGGTAGTCGAAGGCCCAGCAGCGTTTGTGCCAATAGCCGCATCCGCCGTATTAGCTATGTAGACATTCTCCACAAGGCAATCGGAGCATGTTCCGAAGTTGAATCCACGCCCATTGGTTTTGGAGGAGTTTAGCCCTTCTATTTTAAAGTTACGTGCAGTAAAGCGTGAGCCTGTGATACCACTGCCCTGCGATCCAAAGAAGTGTACTCCGGTGGCGTGCGCCATCTGCACAATGGTAGAGTTACCTGCCCCTTCGATAGTAATATCATTACCTGTGATAGGGACAGTGAAGCTGAGATCATAAGTACGATTACCACTCAGTCTAACAGTACCTCCTGCCGAAGGGAGATCACTAATTGCTTCAAATATCCCGCCAGTAAAGCTGTTGGCTGCGAAGTTATCCGCGTAGCGAATCTGCGCAGGAGCCTCGCTTGCGCTCACCATACCGTGATAGAAGGTAGTATCAAGTCCGCCGCCGCTTACCTTGTAGGTGTAGGCGCAGGGGGCTTCGAGGAAGCAGGTGGCGAGCCCCTTCGGATTCGAGGAGGAGGTGGTGAGAGGATTAGTAGCTACATCGTTAGCTTGATCATCATCATAAAGTGTAGGTTGAGCGTTGGTAGGAACAATCCAGTCTCCGTCTGCTAGATCAAGTGTACCTGCGAATCCGCTTACCACTATAACAGTTGAGGACGCGGAATTTACATTCCCTGTCGAGGCTTGGATTGTACCGGGAGGTGTGACGAATACCACCGTATCGGAGGTCTTAATCTTACCTTGATGCCTCACTGAAACAGAGAGTGGTGATACTCCACTCTGCGCTCCGTTTACGATCGCCCCCTCGCGGTAGATAGTGACTGATGCACCACCCACTGGATGCCCATTGGTGGAGTTCGCCGCTGTGTGATTAAATCGACCGAGTTGCGCCATTAGCCTGTAGCCCCCCAGCCACTCTCCTCAATCCAGTGGCGATGTTCGCGTTCACACTCCAGTCGTAGAGTCTTGGCGAGAACGAATATCTGCTGTGCGTCGTCGAAGGAACGCTGCTTGCTGATGAAGAAAGCGAGTGCGAGCTGGAAGATTGCCTCGTCTACCTCCACGGGAACGTCGAGTCGATCACCGTCTGTGGTGGCGAGGGCGATGCGCTTGAGGTAAGTGTGGCGGACAGTTGGATAGGAGAGTGTACCAGCGGGAAATGGCTCGTACCTGACTAGTCCAGTTCCGTGTATGTTCAGAGCAGTATACCCTTCAGGACACCCCGCACCCGTCCGCTGCGAGTCGAATGTAATCTGCCATCTCTCGTAGGGTATCCACTCCAGCGTGTAATTCTCAGCGTCATTTGAGTCCACCAACTGAGCCCGCACAGGGGTGCGGAACTCAGTCGGCAGCTCGTAGGTCTTAGTACCGGCGACTAGAGTGATATCTGCCTGAACGCGATTGAACCTCCAGCCCACTACGTTGAACTCTCGTACCGCCGCGTCCCAGCTCCGTCCCGCTCGCACGAGAGTATCAGGCTTGTTACCCCCCCCTGCGAACTCGGCTAACTCTTCCTTAGCCTGAGCGCGGGTACGATTCTGAGCTGTCTGAGGGAAGTTGATTGGACTCTGATAGTACACATCAGGCATGGACTACCTCTACTAGGAGTTCTTGCGCGGACGGCCACGAGGACGGCGGGTAGGCATCACGGGCTCACCCTGCGGAGGCTTGAAGGCGGGTCCGTCGTCCTCGAATGAGTCTTCGATAGGAGGCTCAAACGAAGCGGAGTTGAACGAAAGTGGCGGCGCATCCTCCTGTGGCGGCTGAGGAGTAGGCTCATCGATGTTCTCAGCTAGGTAGAGATCAGAGTCCTCGACAATCTGCTCAAGCGAGACTCCTCGATGCTCAAGCTCGTGCATGATGGCGTCGATCTGAGACTTCGTGTTGAAGTCACACTGACTGGCTCCGCACGACAGGATGAACCCATCCCCCGTCATCATGCCGCTGAAGTTCTTAGTACGCATGCCGCTCAATACCTCGTACTGCTTCTGAGTGATATCGTGGAGACGTAATCCTCCCCACCTCATCATGCTTTGGCGCTTGTTGGCATTCACGCCGAGATACTTAGTCACAGTGATTGAGTACAGCCCAGGGGGAAGATCCAGCACCGCCTGCTTGCTTACCATCTGATCAAACACAGGAATCCGCGAGGGCATAATCTCGATCCTAACCCTGGAGTTACGCGGAATACCATTCTTCCACTTCGAACTGCCCTTCACAGTCATCAAACTCATCGCTTGCCTCTTACACTGACGCTCACAGGTTGGCGAGACGAGTGCCTCGCGATATCCGCCACTGCCCAAGGAGCGTCCTTTTTGGTGCGTTGGCGGGTGATTTCGTCGTTCATCAGCTTATCATGTGTGTCGCAGAGACCGCTCTTGCCGTTTGAGGGATGATTACCGAGACCCTCTTTGAGGCACTGCTGGCATATCTTCTCTGGAGAGGTAAGATCCATGCTGATCTTGAAGACTCGCTCCACGTCAGCTCGCCTCACCGCTCGCGTAGCGATAGCACGGGAGAGGATGCTACGCCAACCTCTCAACTCGATGTAGCCTCCCGGACCAACTTGCGTAAACTCAGGAATCGGCCCAGCGGGAAAAGCGCAGATTTTCTTGTTCGCACGCGGATGGCCTAGCCAGAGACACCTCGCGTCCCAATTACCCTTCGGCTCGGGGCTGAACAGATTGGCGTTGCACTGACGCAGCCCCTTGATGAGATCGGCTGCACTCATCATCGTGCCCATCGCGTTGGTGGCATCTGATGGTGCGCAGAGAAGATAATTATGCGGTAGCGACATTTTCTTCCTCTTCCTTAGCCATCTGTTCTCCTACCCCTGCCATGAAGGCGTACTTGAGTTGATCGTAAACGTCTCGCATGTCTCTCTGCTTGATGTGGCCCCAGCGAATCCCAGTGTGTACCTTAAGTGAGAATCCCGCCTCCTTTGCGCGTCTGCAGAAGGAGAGATCATCTGAGGTGATGCTCTTCCCTGTTGCATACTTGGGCCAGTCGAACACAGCCGGAATGCCGTCATTGTCGAGGGGGGCGTCCTTTGCGAAGTGTTCAATCACACGCCGCTTGATGATCATGCAGCCCGTCGCAGCCGCATCACACTCGACCACCTCGTTCTCCTCATACGCTTCGAGGGGTAGTGGCCGAAAGCTCCAGTCCTTCTCGTGCAAGTAGAAGCTCCAGTCGAAGGGAAGCCTCTCGTTGCCTCGATCACCTCGCCCTATCGGATAGATGCCGCACGCAATGTCTGCGTCCACCTTGAGCAACTCGAACGAGTTACTGGTAGGTAGCGTGTCGCTATCGATAAACCACATCGCCTCACACTTGCTGTCGAGGAGTTTCTTAGCGAGACAGTTGCGGGCGTACTCCGTCGGATACTTATCATTCACTATCGCTATCTCGAACTCGAACGGGTACCCCGGAGTCATACTCAGTCCAACAGCGTCCGCCAGCATCATCGCAATCGCTGTCGTGAGCTGCGCGTGCTCCGTCGGAAGAGCGAGCATCACCCTCTTCTTGCTCAACTGAAGCGGCTTTACCAGCCTCGACTGGCGGGCTGCAGAAAGGGCGGCAGCACTCAGGCCATGTGGTTGTTTCGCAAACGGTAGATGCCTGCGCTTTCCCATCAGCATCCACCATGAAGATGAGCATCTTGTCGTAGCGTTTCTCGAAGATGGCGCAATGAGTTGCTCCAGGTTGGCCGGGCTCTCCCCTCAGGTGCATACACCTTAATCCTCGCTCTGGCCATGTGCAGCATAATCCTACTCTCGCGCATGACATGAAGGATCTTCAGTGATCTCGATGACAAAGTAATCCTTACCACGCATTTTCCTCAAGTAGTCAAGATTATCTCTGATGAATCTTGCCATCTCCTCAGCACGCTTGGGATGCACAGTGAAATCTACATTGCGCTTCATTTCAGTCTAGGCACCTCCCGAAAGAGTCGCCGTTTTTCGCGAGAACGGCGAAACTCGTTCCTTGTCGGAGGAACTTCTCTAGCTCACAGACTAGACGTAAGTAGCCCCGGCGTTGGTGTGGATACCAGCGTCAGAGAGGATCACACAAACTGCGTTGCTCTGCAGCAGTGCGCCTGCTCCCAGTGCCCACCAGCCAATCGTACCGCTTGACCGCACCGGGTTCGCGACGTTCTGCTCAGGCGGCGTGTTGATCACACGAGGCTGAGTAACGTCGGTTGCGAGACTCGCGAATCCGATCCCTTCGTTGCCGATCAGCAAGTTCTGGTCGTTCGAGGACGCAACCACGATGTTGTTGCTGATCTTCACGATGGCATTGTAAAGCTGACTGGAGAGGTCACCTTCCTGAAGGGGGCGCACAAGCGCAGCCTGGAAGTCTGAACTCTTAGCCTGGAACCAGACAGGGGCACCTTCCCCCATCATGTCGTAAGCGGCTTCACCGGAGGCGATGAGGATATAGAGTCCTCCCGCGTCCGGGTGGCCCATTACGTCAGCGTTGACGAGCTTCTGGACGCCCTGACGCAGGAAGTCGGCAGTCAAGGCTGCCCCCGAGTCGAGGGTGTTCGAGGAAGCCGACGCCGTCACGATGAGGTGCGTGTCCATCGAGAGCGCAGCCTCATACGCCATGACGCGGCCAATCTCATCCACACTCCCGGCCTGCGCGATGATCTGAAACACCTTGCTGTAGCTCATCCAGTTCTTGAACTCAAGCAGGGTAGCAGTGGTGGAAGTGAGGGTGTAGCCGGTCGCGGCGTTACCGGAGAGACCTTCGTTCGTGGTATCGGCAGTCAGGTTGGCGAGTCCAGCAACAGGCGCGACAAAGTAGTTCCATCGCACCGTCTTACCCATATTCTCGGGAAGCGTTGAGGGCTTCGCGAGAGGTACTCCTACGAGTCTACGCCGCAGGAAGCGAAGGAACTGCTTCTCGATGTAGATGGTATTGACAACTCCAGCATAACTGGAGTTTGCCGCCTGATAGCTATTTGCAGCAGCCATTCTCTAGTCCTATGTCGCGTGTGTTAAACGCGAGGTTAGCCGCGCAGCCAGCTCTTGCCTCCGCCAGGGTCCTGTGCGAACTGCTCGGGGAACCTCTCGCGGATCATCTCGGGAGTTGTGTTCGGATCGTTCAAGAAAGCTTCGTCGCTCTCCTGAAGAGGAGCCGAGCCACCACTTCCCGAAATCGTAGCGTGCGCGGGGTTGCGGTTAGGGGAGGCTTGAGACACCTTTGCCCGCAATTCCTCGTTCTCAAGGTGAGTGCGAATGGCAGAGTAAGTCGCGTAGATATCACCTACTGCGCGACCATCCGGTCCCACGACAGGTCGCCCCCACGCGTCCACGCGATACCGAATGAAGTTACCCACTCGATTACCATCCAGCGCTACCGACTTGACCGCCTCGAACTTGTCGGGGTTGTCTCGCTGGAAGCGATAGAGATCGAACTCGTCTCGGGTGACTACATCGGCGGCAGGCATGTACCCTGGGCTCTGTGTGGAGTACTGGCTAGGTTGCCATTGCTGCTGAGACTGGTCAGACTGGCTGTACTGATCAGGCTGACCTGAAGAGTTGAGCGCAAGCTGCTCAAGTTCACGAATTCTCGCCTCGCGAACTCCCTTCTCATTGCGGTAACGACCTTCGCGCACCTTGAAGTCGGCTAGCTCTCTCTCAAGTTGAGCCGCTCGTGCAGCGTAGTCTACGGCAGGAGTGGTGGGAGTGGCGTCTGGTGCTGTGGCTGCGGGAGCACCTGCGGCGCTAGGCGCGGTAGGCTGGTCCGACATGATTACCTCTGCTGCGGCGAAGAGTCACCTTCGCGGCGGAAGGAGAGAAGAGTCGCTTTGAGTGACTCCAAAGCGGCAACCTGCCCGTCATAGTGACACATGAGGGGATGGTTGGTCAGGGAGGCTCGTTGCTGAGCACGTGCGAGTTTGATGAGACTGTCAAACCACTTGTCGAGAGTAGGGAAGATCGAGTCATTCCTCGCTACGTCATCAAGTGCCTTCAGCAACTTCTCCTCCTCGGTATGCTCAGCAACGACGGCGAGGTGAGCGGCTGACTTCTGATTGCCCCGGATGAGCTTGTTGAAGCGGTCGATATAGTCGGCGCTCATTTCGAGGGAGTCCCCGCCGGAGCAGCCTTCGCCTTAGGTGAAGAGCCTTTCTTCTTCGAGGAGGCGGCCTTCGCCACCTCTTCCTCGGCGTCCGCTTGCTGCTGAACCGCCCCCATCATCCCCTGCAGCATCATGTCGATTGCCATCTGCTGCTGAGCTTGCTTGACCATCAGCTCGGCGTCTTTGATGTCGAGCACGTCTCTGCCAAATCTGATCACCACTTGCGGAAAGTACTTGATCGAGTCTGGATTAGCAACAGTAAGGAATTGAGTGTAAGCCATCGCCTCTTGCGCCTTCGTCTTGGCGTGGAGGCTGCCCATGAAGCGCACGTCGCTCTCGTAATCAACGTCCTCAAGCCGCACCAGGAAGGGCTCACCTTCCAGCGTGACGATATACTCGGGAGAGCCGAACTGTCGCAGGCGATAGTGGTAGGTGCAACCTAGCCAGTTGAGGTAATCTCTCTCGTATACCTGCACCATGAGCGCCGTATGTTTGGAGGCAGATTCAGTAAGCGTGTTGATCTCAGTCGCGGTCGTCCGGTCACCAGAGGGAATCGCCTGCGTCGGATTCGTCGCTCCCGTGGCCTCCCTCATCGTCATCTTTCCACGCACCATGTCTGCAGTCGCAAACTGAAGCGCGTTGAGGTCAACGGGGATCGGCGCGATATTCGTCACGTCGCCGCTGCACTGGATGATATCGAGGAGAGAGCGATTCTTGAGCTGATTAGGATTCGCCCCCACGCTTGCGCCGACGAGTAACGGAACGTGTACCGCAAGACCCACCGCGTCATCAAGATTCATCAGACGATGATCGGTAGAGTCTTGGAGATAGCGGATCACCTCCCCAGGGCCGAGTCCGTAGAACCGCCCGGCAATCGGATTCACTACGATCTCCTTGAAGGGCACCTTGCCGTCGAAGTAGGGATTGATGCTGCTTCTCACCACTTCTCCCTCAAGGAGGGTAATCACTCTGTTCTGAGCGCCGTCGGGAGTTTCGTGCGGGACCATCCCCCAATACTCGAATCCCTCCAGCACGCCTGTGTCGCGAGGTGCTTGCTTTGCTTCGTCGGGGAACCTGATCGGCCCGCCTGTTGAGCGACTCTCTGAATCCTTACCGTTGCGCTGAATGAGCCGCTGCACAACCTGCATGTCGTAGACGCCAAGCTGAGCAAGTTCGAGGGCCTGTGCCTTCGTGATGCGGAACCGCTTCGCCACCCCTACCATGTCGTGCTGGATGCGAGTTCCCATTGGGTCAGGGTAGAAATCATACAAATCGACTTGTCGCAGCAGGGGAGCGTCTCGGTACATGATCTGCTGCGGCCCTTGCGGTGTCATCTGCATCCGCGAGCACCTCTCCCACCCTAACTCCATGATCGAGGTGCCGAAGATATAGGCGTCCTTGTAGCCTAGATAGTTAGTCAGGAAAACGTTAGGTGACTCCAGCGCGCCCATAAGTAGCCGAGAGAGCAGCCGTGCCTTCTCGGGATCGTCCATCCCGATCGGAACCGCCTTGAGGTAATCTCGCTGGCCGAACGCGAGACTCATTGAGTCGGTAGCAAGCGTCTCGACTACCTGATGTGTCTCAGGATCCTTAAGCCTTGCCCACCTCCCTCCCGTCTGCGTAAAGCCTCTCGCGATGGGACTCGAATACTGCGGACCTCCGTTGCGTTGCCAATTCCATGAGTCGCCTCGTCCACCTCGCCCCGAGTCAAAGCTCACCATGTAGTTACAGAGTACTTCGTCCCATATGTCCACGTAACGGGAGCGATAGTTGGTGCTCTTCGACACGAAGTCGAGCACAAACTCACGATCCTTCGACGAGGGAGCGTTGATTTGCGGCAACGCTCCGGGCGCGAAGGCTGCTGATTGAGTGTCCATCTACTTCCTAGTTAGCGGGGATGAGATAGAGGTCGCACGCGATACCGTTGGTGGCGGCGGCGGTTTGGAACGTTACCTGTACTTGATTCGGCATCGGGCAGACGCGATTAGCGGTTGTACCGAAAGCGGAAGCGATAGTGAGAAACTGCCCATTGGTAGTAGAGGTAACGAGCGCGGCACTAATGGACGCTACTGTAACTGATGTGCCTCCTCCGGGGGAAAGCCACTTGAACGCGGCTCCAGAGGTGGTAAGAGCTGATCCAGAGCTGATTGCTGTAATCTCCAGGAAGAGGTTACTCCCCAAGCCGCCAATCCCTGGGGATGCGGCGGGGGTAATGCTGACTGTACCCGCTGTCGTAGCAGCGAAACTTCCAATCTTAACTGGTCCGGTAGCCATAACCTACAGCCTCCAGATCACGCCCATGTCAAGCGCAGGAGCGGTGTTAGTGGTACCAGCGGTGACGATGAACACGCAGTCTTTGTTGAGAGCGGTCGTGGGGATCGCGACAGAAGGATTTCCGCCCGCCTCAGCCACTACGCCCGCAGCGGTATCAGGGAGAAATGTGATGGCGGCGCTGATTTGACTCGTTGAGGAGGTTCCACCCGCATACGCGATGTAACAGGTAAGTGCCCCGGTGCCAGCCCCTGCTGTCCGTGGCGTAACCCACCACTTCTCAACCTTCGCTCCAGCCTCGGGAGGCCGGATTCCCGTAATCGCCACCGTCCCTGTAGTCGTACCCACCGTCACAACCGTGGTGAGCAACTGTCCCATCAAACTGTAATTCCTAACAATCCTTGCCATCTTGAGATCCTTCTCTGAGAGTGCCCGTCACCTA